GCATATGCGAATTTCTCCCCGACCGCACCGCGATTCCAGATTTAAATAAAGCTTCCCAAACTTTATTTTGTATGAAATCAAGATGTTTTCGAAAAGTAATGCGCACGTACAGTACTCAAAGCCCGGCAATTATGAGTATGCAAATGGCAATAAAACCATAAGCCTTGGCTCTGTAGTCTTACCGTCCACAATTACACCCGATCATTTTGAGGCAGTACTACAATCACCGAACGCGCTTCCCGTCGTGTATGAGAATCTCAGCTTTGCAAGTAATGTTAAGTGGCTCACATTACGAGAGTTACTTGTCTATAGGTGCCTTGATATCTCCATCTTAAATCACCCCGACTCATTGGTGATTACGAAGATATCACAGTGTTTCACTCCTGCTCCACTGTTAGTCTACAAAAAGCAAGAGAACTCTTTCGATAAAATCCCAACCAGGAATTATGACCAACCCCAACACATTATGTACGATCCTAGGGGCTTTAAAAATAACGACCATGAATTATTTGTAGCAGCAAAGGCGGTTGGTCATGTATTATATATGTATAAAAATAAGTCTGAAATTGAGACTTATCAAGAAATTAGTAAAATTTTATCTGAAATCTCTTACAGAAATCAGGATTACATATTAAATGCATTAAAATTTAAGAAGAAAGGTGATATCAGAAGATTAGCAGCAACAGTGACTAATTCTAATATTTTATATATAATGTCAAAATTAAAACTTTCAGCTTCATTGCCCCTCATTTACACATTCGCCACCTCACCATCAATAATGGGAAAATTAGTAGCAATTTGGCAATTCTTAGAAATTCACGAGTTAATTTATTTACAAGTGCCATGGGGTGGTATTCAGTCATTTATAGCCACATTGTACAGAATCGGAGAGTGGCTATTTGAGAAGACAAGATTAATGGCTGATTTAATGCAAGAAGGATACGAATGGGTCAAGGCAAAAGTCCTTAAAACAGACACAGACCCAGAAATACCAGTTTCAATGTCAACACTAGAAAAATTGTGCGAAGAAGAACCAGCACATAAACAAGTTAGAAGAATGGCTATGGATGAGACATCATTCACAGAGGAACCGCCCAAGATAAGTTTTCCATGCTCAGTGTGTGGGACACCATCCTTTCTACATTGTTCTTGTGGCGAGAAGCTCTGTGATCTACATACTCAGACAGTATATTGCTGTGATGCAGGTACATCGCATCTAGCAACAGATAAAAGTTGTCAGTGTACCGCTAGACTAGATTTATCGTCGGATTCCGAGTCCGATAGCGGTAGTTCAGAGAAAAGTCAGGAGTATTGTAGAAGACAATTAGAACAAATAGCAGAATTTGTGACAGAAAATACGCCTGAGCCAACACCAACTCTACAGGCGCAACAAGAGAAAGAGAAGAAAGAGGAATCGATATTTGATTTTGTAAATATGTTGAAAATTGATGAATTTGGGAAAAGTGTGGCTGATTGGCTCGAAGAATTTTTTAAGAAAGCAGTTAATTGGTTTGACGTTAACCCTATCTTTACAGGAATATTGTCATTGGCTGCAGCAGTAATCACAGCATTAGGGTTTACCCTACCACAGTTCTCAGCCGACTATGAGATTAAAGGTTTTTTTAATAAAATTCAGAATGGACTTAAGACAACTTATTATGCCAATAAAGGAACAGAGGGCATACTATCTGCATTCACAGGATGCATGAATTCCATCCGAGAAACGCTTGGAATCTCAAAAGATCAAGCAGTTACAGACTTTAAGAAGGAAGTTGCAGACATGTATGAGTTTGCAGAGAAGTTGTTACATGAAGTAAACGTAACACCAGGAAAATTCATCAATAATCAACAGAACTTTGGGGAATTTAAGAAGAAGATGTCTAGAATGGCCGAACTATATAAGACACTAGTTGCCCAACAATCACAGCAGACACTTCAAGTTCTAGCCCCCATTTGGAATGGACTCAATAAACTATGGCATGAGTTAAACACTAAATATGACTTATTCCTATCATCAACTCAAGAAAGACCAGTACCAGTTCTAGTCTGGTTATGGGGAGGCACAGACTTAGGGAAAAGTACCCTCCTAGGATATCTTGCTGATGAGTTAAATAGACGGATGCAACGACAGATGCAAACTTTTACCATCAGTTGTGGGCCAGAGTATTGGAATGGCTATGCGCAGCAAGATATCATAAAGATTGATGATTTTGGATCGTGGAATGGACCTGAAGGGAGCGTTGACGCACTTGCTGTGTTCAATTTAATAACACCAGCTCCTTATAACCCAAATATGGCAGCACTACAGGACAAAAACACAAACGCTACACCTCAGTTTGTGTTTGTAGCATCAAACTACCCTACAGTTCCTCTTAACACCGGGGTTGCAAACATAGAGGCTTTTGAAAGAAGGAGGCATGTATTTTGCCATGTATCCTGGGAAGGACATGAAGGAGTTTGTCACCCTGGAGATAAGACATGTGAACACTGGCAACAAGTGTTTGAGAGAAACAAAGACACGATTAGTGACTTTTCACATTTAACATTTAAAATTTGTGACCCGCTTGTGACTAAAGTTTCTGGCCAAACCATGGCTTCTACAAGCAAAGACAATACACGAGCGAAAGTTGTCTACACTGCTACTGAAATTGATTCAAAAAAGATCTCTGAAAATGGACATAAATTAAATAACATTGACGTACTTATAGATATAATTCTAACGCACCACCAGAATCATGCAAAAATTTATGAAGCAACACTGAGGAGGAAAAATATGTCTATGCTTGCATCTAAACAATCTAAAGTTGACTATTGGCGAAACCATCCATGTGTCGCTTTTGTTGGAGAACCAGGAACTGGAAAAACATATTTTGCGGAATCAGCTTTTGAGGCTAAGTATGGTAAAGATTGGAAAACAAAGGTTAAATGTATAGCGAGCATGGAGGATTTAAAATTACTTAAAAGTTCTGACTGGAAAGTCCCCCAAAATTATGAAGCTGTTTTCTTTGAAGATTTAACAAATTTAACTAAGAATATGGACCTTTTTAAATGCCTATGTGATGCTATTGCAGAAAAATATGATCGCCGTGAGGAAACACAGATTTGGTACATGTGTGTTAATGACACCATAATCTACCCAAAAATGGAGGATATCCATGGGGCATCAGGCGCAGAGTATTACATGAGGCGTGTACAAAAAATTAAATTTAACTTCAGATCATACAGAAACTTTAAAAAATTTCAGTTTATGACAAGAGTTTACAGTGCTGAAGATGTAAAGGCAGAACATGACATTATGGGCAGAGACTTTGACATCGACAAGTATGTTGACAGGATAGTTGAAGGTAAGAGCTATTCATTCGATCAAGCAAGAACATACATAAGGAACTATGAGCCTGTCATAGAAGATGAAGAAAGGCATGATGAACTCTTGAAGTACAAAGAATTCAATCCAAATACTAAAGTCAGAATCAATATGCCAATAGGAGAATTTAAAAATTTGTGTAACAGTGAATCACCATTAGCAGTAGGAATGAAGCTAGTAAATGGCAAAACACAAGTACAAAGTGATGTCATCACAGTGAAGGATCTTGGAAGGATGTTACTAACTTGCATTCAGAGAGCAGGATCAGTTGTCAGTTATGTAGACGACATTGATACTCTTTTTGTTGAGGCTTGGAATAGAGGATACTTTGAAACCTTTAGAGACTATAATATATGCGTTGCATTTAGCGATGAGGTGTATATTATAGAGGGGGTGAATGTACCAAATGTGAAAGTTGGCAAGCTAGTCAACCCTGGAGCAGCAATGGAAGAAATTGACTCTATTCTTAAAGAATCAATGAAACAGATTTCGATGTCAGACATACTATCAGTAGGGACAGACATACTACCTAACTGGTTAACACTAACAGGAGACATAATTGCAACAATAGCTAAAGTGTCACTAACTGCTGTTATTTCAGCTTCAGCAGTACTATCAGAGCGAAAGAAGAACAAGGCTCTGGAAGTTTACAACAAAACAGAGACTATTGTGCAAGAATACACTGATCAGCAACTTGAAGCAGTCCCAACAAGTCTAGGAAGTGCACTATTTCCATCAAAAGTGACTTCGGTAAAAGAACCGCGACATTCATCACTAGATGTTGACAACCCATATAAGGAAAGAGACACAGACCCTACAAAAATCCAGCCTAAAAGCGCAAGGGGGTGGAAACAAAGGGATACTGATCCCACAAAGATACAACCAAAAGCCTTACGCGGAAATGTTCGACAGCGTCAGAAGGCAAAGGATGAAGACATGAGGATGGAAGACCCCATCCATGCACCAAACGGAAGAGAATCAACATCAATACCACCAAAGGAGGAAATCACTTTACAAGTTGATGCCACAAAAATTGACAACCATGCAATAAAAGAGGCTTCCACAGACCCTCAAGTCCCCTTGATCATAGCGGCAGTTGCAAAGAATTGCGTATCACTTTTTGATAGCGCCAACTGCTTTTTGTGCTATGGAGTAATGGTTAAGGGCCGACTTGGTACAACAGTTTCACACATAAAAGAAGGAAATGTAAAAGACAAAGTGATGGTTAAAATTTACACTGGACAAGTTTATAAAGCTAAATTTACAACACAAGACACTACAATAGACAGAATAGACTTTAAAATTGAAGACAACACATGTCAGGAATTTCCAGACATTACACATCATTTTAACTCAGTGGAAGGAGCCATATCCTACAAGGCGGAAGGTACACTCATGACTTTATGTCATGACATGAAAGTTGGATTTCCTGTTTTAAAATTAAGATCTTACAGGATAGAAGGTATGAAAGTAGTTAAGTTCCAAGAAGACCCAACAGCTTTTTACCACATCCAATACATTGGTCATAAGGTTGGAGTTGCAATGACTAGTGTGCAAACATACAATGGAGATTGTGGATCACTCCTAATAATAAATGATCCAAATTGGAAATATGGTAAAATCGTGGGAATGCATGTAGGAGCAGGATCAAATGTAGGATACGCCCGACTACTACACAAAGAACAATACTTACACACACAAGTACAACATACACCAGTAAAACAGACATATAAACCACCAGCATACTTAGACCCAAAATACACATTTGAAGTCCAAGACAGAGATGATGGATGCATTGGAATGACAAAAACAACTATGTACATTCCAGAAAAGACAAAACTCTACAGAAATTTGGAGCCTGTCGGAAAAAGAGAGTATGAACCAGCAGTTCTCGGCCACAAAGACCCAAGAAAACCAGGAGCTAATGTGTTGCGAGATGAAGCCATGAGATGGTGCAAAGAGCGCACCGAGCTTTCAGCAAAGGATCGAGCCCGTTTTGTAGAAGTGAGAGACCAGATGGCTGATTATTATATCAGTGTCCTAGCAAGGGAGGGTGTAGAATTGACTACCCTGACGCGTATGGAAGCGATAAATAAGCTTAGAGGATGCTCAAAATCAGAGCCAATAAACATCAAGACGTCACCTGGTTTCCCATATTCTTCAATAACGCGACAACATGGCAAGAGAGATTTTCTCTATGTGGATGAGAATGGAATACACAGATTAGCAAAAGACCATCCAAATTTCATAGAGCTGAAGAGAGGGATGGATGCCTATCACAACGAGCTACATGGAAGAGGTGTGGCCCCATGCATATTTAAAATCTGCTTAAAAGATGAACCCCTAAAGTTGGGTAAGCAAACAAGAACAATTGCAGCTGCACCTCTAGACTTTCAAATAGTGTACAGACAGTATATGCATGCCGCGCAAGCATTTGTAGCAGAAAATTGGCATGAGCTACCAGGGAAGATAGGCATCAATCCATTATCTAAGGATTGGAATACACTATTTCACAAACTAGCCTCAAATTCACTGACAGGACTCGACGTTGACTTTTCAGGATGGGATTTTTCACCACACCCATTCCTTGTGTCGCTACTTTCAGGATTCTGGAACAGGATTTACAAAGCTCTAGACAAGAACTGGTGTGAAGAGCATGACAGAATGAGAGATATACTGTACAGCAAAGTTTTAAACTTTCAAATGCTCATTGGATGTTCCATTTATGAGGCTACTGGGGGGATTCCCTCCGGTTACCCTGGAACATCACCAGACAATACAGTGATAAATGACATTGTGAATTGTGCAGTGTATGTCAAGCTGATGGAAGAGAAGAATCCAGGATGCGCTACTGTCTGGGCTTGGTTCCAAGACGTAGTCTCAGCTACTTATGGCGACGACCGACTTATGACGATAAGCCCTTGGCTTTACAAACAACTTGACCTGAAATACTACAAGAAACAACTTGAAGAGTGGGGTTTCACAGCAACAGGAGCAGACAAAAGTTCAGACTTGAAGTATAAACCCCTTACCGAATGTGTCTTTTTGTCTCGAGGTTTTAAAGAGCTTCATGGATTTATGGTTGGACCCTTGAACAAATCAAGAATGTATAAAACTACATGGTGGGTCCATGGGAACCCTGCATACTACTACAATCCAGATGCTGAGCGGTACGCAGACAGAGCGGAAAACATCTTCAATGCATATCTTTGCGTGCTACAGGAGGCAGCAATACATGGTGAGGATGAATATGAAAAGATTATGAAAGCCTGTATTCGTGTCAGTGAACGTATGCAAATGCCAGAAAGATGGCCAACCTACAAAGAAATGATGGCACGATTATTTGGTATAATAATCTCTCATAATCCTTCTCACGGTGTAAGCTTCCACGAAGAGGATGAAATCCTAGATGAACTAGACTTAATGCCGCTGCGCATTCCTCAACATGCAAAAATCATGCCAAACAGAACAGCATACTCATATGGACCAGCATATGCGTATAAGGGAGTTGAACATGAAGCAAGACCAATACCGGAAAAACTACAGAGACTACTCGATTATGTCAACCAGAAATACGACAGAGAATGGAACTCCGTGCTTATCAACAGGTACATGAGAGGAGGAAGTATCCCTTTCCACAAGGACAACGAAGATGTCGTGGACGCTAGTCAGGGAGTCGGATGCATCACTTTATGTGGTGACGGAGTTTTACGATTTAAAGACAACCATGGGACAGAAACACAGCATATGGTTGGAAGAGGAAGTTTTTACATCATGGAAGAAGAAAATCTTAAGAGATATCAACATGCAAGAACAGACCACTATGCTGAAAGGACAATTTCTATAACATTCAGAAAGTTGGGGGTCCTTAACTTGGAGTGTCGCCCCCATCAATACGATGTCCCAACACCGAACTTGACTTTGTTATATGTTTGTGACGAGTAACGTAATACTTTATATTATTTGTGTTTTGTACTTTTTATGTCCCGTAAACAGTCATTATACGCTACACTACGTTGCCCATATTGTGATAGCCCAATTGGTTATAAACACTTTGCTGCAGAATGTCCCAAGCCCATATCCCACAGCCTACTGCTGAGTCAGCACCTGCCGAAGTGTTCGAGTCAACACAAGCAGCACCACACACAACCACTGTCTCAGGTATTGGAAACTCAGGTGCCCCTCCAGCAGAGATCACACAACACACACTAGCACACAACAACATTGACAATTACTTCTACACACAGTTCATATTTTTAGATAAATTCACATGGACTACTCAAAATGTTGCAGGAACTATGTTATGGTCTATGCCACTTCACCCAAGAGCCTTCTGTAAAGAATTGGCATACCTCTCCGCCATTTATAACACATGGGGAGGAGGAATTGAGATCAACTTTAAGATTGCTGGTACCGGCTTTCATGCTGGTGCTCTAGCATTTGCAAGAATACCACCAAACATAGACCCATCAACATTGGGGTCAGACTATGGTTATACAAAATTTGAGTATAAAGTAATGGATGCCAAAACACTAGAAGTAGACACAGTACACATAGGAGATCAGAGACAAGTAAATTACCATTACATGGTTGGAGATCCTAAGGATCCTAAATCCTGGGATATTGGTGGAACCGTTGCGTGTTATGTATGGGCAGGTTTAAATACTGCTGCAACTTCAACTCAAGCCATACAAGTCGTAATATCAATGCGGTTGGCACCAGAATTTAGATTCAACCAAATTCGAAATTTGACGATTGAGAGTCAAGAAAATGATCAGAAAATTCCAACATCTACAGAATATATGTTTAACAATATATCAAGAGGCACAGCAAGTGCAGATCGATTTACATCAGTAACACACCTTAAAGTTTTGCCATCAACAATAAAGAAGTTAGATATACAATTTTCTCCATCCGCACAAGGAGACGGCCCGTATAGAAAATCAATCACGGGTTATGCACAAACTTCCACGTATTATCGTGAGTGGACGAGGTGTCTGGTCTCTAATGCGGATAATGGAGAATTCCGGTTTAAATTAACTAATGATAATGAAGCCTATTTTGCACAACAAAAAGATTTCTCCATTATGCAATACAATAGATTGGTCATATGTAATACAAAAGCTAATAATGTTAAACCATCAATAATAGCAAATTTATCCTCATCAGTTTACAATTCGCAAATTAAAGATTTTGTAATGAAATTAGACACAAAAATGCCAGATGGGTGGGCAACAGATGATGAACTCCTTGTATGTCCCCAGTTTCCATTTAAGGATATTTCTAAGGGCATGCCAGACCAAGTAATGGAAGAAACACCCGTCCCAGCATTATCTGAGAGCTTTATTGTATTTGGCCGTAGTGACAACTACACTTCTGGTAGTGTGCAGACGTACAGCATGTTACGCGAGTTTCAGCGCAATACTCTAAATTCCTGGCTTGCGACAGGCGAGGCTGCCTTGTTCGCCGTCGTGGATAAGAATGAGCAAACTCCACTGTTCTACGTTAAACTCTACCGTGAGGGGTATTTGACCGCTCGACCATCTACTTCAATGCTTAAATTTGATCTGGGTAGCTTAAAATTAGTATTTCAGAACACAATCAGGACAACTACAGAAATACCTGCTTCCGGCCCTAACATGCCATCTTCAAATAGGGCTGTTTTCGCTTCCTTGCATAAACATGCTTCACGCGAGAATGAACGATCCCAACCGAACAAAGAACAATGAATATTATAGGAAGTTTAGGTGGCGCTATGGCTGGTGCAGGTCTAAATTTTGGGACCTTAAGTCCTTTTGCACAAAATCAACAAAATTATGCAAATCAATCAAAATTAAGTAAACAAAATTATGAACAGCAGCGTGGTCTAAATCAACAAAATTACGATTTAAGTACAGGAGCTTTTACAAAATATGGATTACCAGAGTACATGGCTAACTTTAATGGAAATCAACCACAAAACACTGTACAACACCTTAGAGGGCTAAATTATGCAACAACAGCACCTATGTTTTCTAGGGGTGCACCCTCTAATCCAAATCCACACCAACAAATGAAGGGATGGGCAAATTATGGAAATCAAACTACAGTTAAAAATAAATTTAATGATGTTCCACAACCCCAATCTGAGGCTTTTGGTGCTAATGCACCTCCACCTCTTAGCAACGGACAATCCCCCTTTTTTAACTCACCAAGTCCGAGGGGGGCTGGACGTGGCGGTTTGGGTAGTGGGTTTAATGTTCCCGACTACATGCCAAATGATTTCTTAACAAATCCAGGACCGGGGGCTTTTTCCCCCATATCACAAGATTACAATAGAAGAGCACAAGTAGCAAATTATCATTAATTCCCTCTTTAAACTTTAAAATTTAAAATTTAAATTCAATTAAGTAAATACGACTTCCCAAGTTGAACAAATGAATACTAAAACTTTACAATGGCATCCGCGTGCAAGAATTGTTCGCCAATCTGTCAGGGGGTACGTAACTGTGTCACCACTACCATTGAATCACTCAGAACGAACCTTACAGCTTTGTCCTTTGTGTCTCCAACAAGTATGCAAGCTATTACAGCACTCAGAGACTCTCTACTTGTTGCAAAAGGGTGCATTGAATCGAGCGATTATGGTAGAGCTAGGTTCGTACTTACCGCTGGAACCCCAACGGCCAAGGAATTGTCAGGGCTACCTAGCAATACTCCCTTTATACGCGCACTTGCCGTTGCAATCGGACGATCATACAGTGCCATTCAGACGAATGCTATCGACACACTTCAGAAAATATGTCCCAATGAACAGCATCATCACATTATGTACCAACCCAATGATGACCCACTTTCATGCACACCTTGGAAATTCAGACGACTCATCCAGGCTGGAACAGTGGATAGAGCAACAGCAGATGTGTTTGAAGGATTCGAGAACATTTTCCTACTACATGAAGATCCAGGATATGAAGGCCATCACAATATCACAGATACCCTCCGCACTTGCCACGGGACCCACGATAGATGCCTATACTGTGTCCTCGGATATAAACACTGCTATGCAAGCCGCAGCCACTTTGTTAGAGTTTGCGGAAACGATGAATGCGCAGGCTGCTACTTCATCGAACACCATGTGCTTGGAAGAGACGTCAACCACACAAGAATGATCCAGTTTTATAAATTTGCACAAATGTATCATTTTTACGCCAATAGACATTACCAAATTGATGAAGATAAGATGCCCATTCCAGAAGTAAATACATATTCTTATCCACTATTCACATACAGACACACACGAACACTTTACACTACAGAATCACAGGACAGAATGATTGAAAATGCCATGAACGAAGATGGAGAAATTGAATGGCATAGACTAGCAGAAAGCATCTAGTGTAGCGTAAGAAAAACAGAAAAAGACCAAAAATATATGTGTTAGTTTAAAATTGTGTTGTAATGTCCATCGTTTGTCGGTAACGCAGCTTCGGCCAAAACCGTCACTACCTCCCCTCATCATGACGGCGACTTTGCCGTTTTCTGGGCCTGGGAAACCTGGAATTTCGGTAGTACTACACGGGAAATCTGCTATAGTCCCTTTTGTAGTCTACCTGAGTGGAGAACCATGCCTAACCGGACCAATCGGGACCAAGCTTAACGGCTGACTTGTCCTCCCTTTTGGAGTCCACCGGGACCGCTAGACTACAAACCGTTTGACTATAGTACGACATACTGGGCTGGCTGGTATGTCGTGGAGTACCACGAAGTTCTCGTTATAATGAGCGAGGTTTTTGTTATGTTTTATGTTGTTATGTCTTATAAAAATATAAAAACGGCATTGCCGGTTAAAATAAAAACTATAAAAACTTTAAAAACAATATAAATACAATAACTTTTTGTTTTTTTTTCCTTGAC